GTAGCCCAGCTCGCAGCCGTCGCCCAGCTTGCAGCCGTAGCCCAGCTCGCAGCCGTCGCTCAGCTCGCAGCCGTCGCCCAGCTTGCAGCCGTAGCCCAGCTCGCAGCCGTCGCTCAGCTCGCAGTTGTTGCCCAGCTTGCAGTTGTTGCTCAGCTCGCAGCCGTTGCCCAGCTTGCAGTCGTAGCCCAGCTTGCAGTTGTTGCCCAGCTTGCAGTTGTTGCCCAGCTTGCAGTTGTTGCTCAGCTCGCAGTCGTCGCCCAGCTTGCAGTTGTTGCTCAGCTCGCAGTCGTAGCCCAGCTCGCAGTCGTAGCCCAGCATAATCCCGCGAGCAGCAAATTCATCTTTCAAGTCGGATAAATCATTGTAATGGAAAGGTGTCCATCCGTTATCCCATAAATAGAGTGTTTTCATCTTTATATCGTTGTTAGGTTATAATCTGTCTTTATACTTCATTGTAAATTCTGCCAGCGAATGCACGCCTGCTTTGCGGAAGGCGTCGCGCTTCGTTGTGCGCACCGTCTCGGGCGATATGTAAAGCATATCCGCGATCTCTTCATCGCCCATCCCCTCCATATAGAGTTTCATCACTTCCTTCTGCCGCTCAGTTAGCCGAGTCTCGAACTCAGGATTGCATATCACGCCGGCATACTTGCATTCGCCTTTGATCGGACAACTCACATCCTCGAAGGTGAAGCGTCCCATGCCGTCGATGTCCTGCCTGTTGTCCAGCCGTCCGAAGTTGCAACGGATGAAGCGGTGGCAGATCAGGAACCGATAATAACTCACATTCGGCTGGCTCTTGCGGTAAATCTCGGAGAGAGCCCTGAATGCCTTCGGGTATTCGGCCTCGATGCGGGCGAATAGCGCACTTGTCAACACCTTGTCTTCGGGCCGGTAGGTATGGACGCCTTCGGTATCGCGTACCATTACCCCACCCTCGGGATCGTTGAAAAACTCTATGCTGTGAAGCGTCTGCATAAGTTATATTCGAGTGTTTTTATTGGAATACCTTAATTAGGTTCACTACCACGCCGGCGCAGCAAATCATATTGAGCAACACGAGCAATACCCCTTGTGCGATAAGGGAGGGATTACTCTTTTGCCTGCATTGCCGATATATGGCGCGCAATGCAAGTACG